GTTCAATTCCCTTGCGGTCCGCACATACTCCGCGGACTCGCCCGGCGATGTAGCGGGACAGGGTAAAGAAAGGTCTAAGCGGAAAGCTTGCTTTTCCGCGATCGGGCTCTGCGACCGTGAGAAAACCACCACCTTCGCTCTGGAGAGCGGTCAGCACTCATTGGAAAACAGGAGGGGGTTGTGAGCCGCCTCTACCATGCTCGGATCGGCTTCGATGCGGCGGCTGCTTTCGTGGCCGAGCATCATCGGCACCACACGCCGCCGGTCGGCCATCTGTTCAGTCTGGCGGCGATGCGAGACGGCGAGCTTGTGGGCGTCGTGATCGTGGGGCGTCCGGTGGCGCGCCGACGCGATGATGGCCTGACCGCCGAAGTCACCCGGCTTTGCGTACTGGAGGGTGAGCGCAACGCCTGCTCGTTCCTCTACGGCGCAGCTGCTCGGGCATCGTTCGCGCTCGGGTTCAGGCGGCTCGGGACATACATCCTGAAAAGCGAACCCGGCACGTCGCTGAAAGCCGCCGGCTGGAAGCTCGTGGCCGAAACACCGGGCAAGTCCTGGTCCGTACCGTCGCGTCCGCGCACCGACAAACATCCGATTGAACCCAAGCTTCTATGGGAGATTGCAGCATGACCAAGGGTATCGACATCAGCAGCGAGGAATATCGCATCTACACCTATGAGGGTGGGCGCACGTTCCGCATCGACGATCCTGCCGAACTGCAAGTCCTCACCGACGAGCGCGGCGCGACGCATCGCGTGATCGACAAAGGCGGCATGACGCATCGGCCGGAGCGCGGGTGGGTCGGAATCTCGTGGAAGCCTCGCGAAGGTCAGCCGGCATTCGTGGCATGAGCCGCCCGTCTAAAACCTCCCCCTCCGATCCTTTGGGACATGTTTTCAGGAGCTTATCCGGCTCTCATGCTTCGCACCGAACCCCTCCGGGTTTCGGCCTATCGGTTTCGATTCGGGCTAAAGGAGAAGTGAAATGACCGAGGACCAGATCAAACACATGGCGCAGCGCTTCCTGATGTGGAAGCTTCCGGAACATTTCGCGCCTGACAACGGGATCAGCTTCAAACCGCCGTTCCCCGAGGAGCCTATGCGCTCCCGGCACTGGCCCGTAGGGACAAACCTGCTCGACGCCAATCAGGCAGAGGCCATGGTCCGGCACATGATCGAGGGATTGCCGCAGAGCGATGACCCGCACGGGGTCAAGTCTTTCTTCCGCATGTTCGCGAAGGCAGAAGCCGATCCGGAATCGCCGGAAGCCAAAGCCATCATCGCCTTAGCGGAGAAGGTTGAGCGATGGGAATGCTTCCGAGATCCCGCCTACTTCGACATGTGGTGTGTTCGGCGCGGCGGTGAGCGCGAGTTCAAAAGCGGCTTCCATCTGCTAAATGGGGACGAGGCGGTATCACTGTGCGCGCTGTTGAACGCGTCAGTCGGTACCCACCCGGAGGGCGGAGACGCGAAGCAGGCTCCGTGCGCAAGCATGGGTGACGCGGTCGCCGAAGGCGAGACGCCCAACATTTCCCACCCCACCCCTTCTCGCGCCTGAGGAGGGACGCTGGTTATGAGACTGTATTTTGGAGCTTATCCGGCTCTCGCCTACGGTCGAACCGCTGCGCGTTTCGATGGCTTCGCCACTTCGATCCGGGCTATATTGTTGCTGAAAGGAAAATGGAAATGACAGTTCCTGCACCCGCAGACTGGGAAAAGGTGCGCAGAGACGGCATAGCTCGCATGGTCGCCGAAGAGCCTAACACGGTTTGGGCTGACGGCCATAAGCTGATGACCTGCGGAGGTCACACCGGACACACCGTGCGTGCCATCGCCTATTGCGAGGACGATACGTGGGCTTCCGTTATCGCCCAGGCCATCAATGCGCAAGGGATACCCACCCGTGAGGGCGGAGACGCATAGCGGCTCCGTTCATGGGTAGCCCGGTCGCTTTAGCGATGCGCCATAACCTACTATCCCACTAAGGTAAGGGGAGAGAAGATGAGCGAGGAATTGGTTGAGAGAGTTGCGAGGGCGATTTTCTTCATGGGTGGGGAAGAGGACGATAAGCATTGGCAGCATGTGCAGCCGCGTCATCGTGATTTGGCTCGCGATCAGGCCCGTGCAGCCATAGCCGCCATGCAATCCACAGACCCCGGTATCCCCATAATCCGTACCATTGATGCTACCGATGAGTTTGTGAAGCGGGAAGGATGAAGAAATGAAAATATCTGTAGAGCCGCGCGCCGCGTACGCATCTGGCGCAATGATAGTGCTCGGGTGCGCCTTTCTATCCGTAGCTTACCTTCCTTCCAATTTCCAGTTTGCAGCCGGGTGGCTTGGTGGTTCAACATTAGCATTGCTTGTAGAGAGAGCAAAGAAACACTGGGGGCGCGCGCGATGAAATGCGCGGTGCTGGGAGGGGGCAACCCCGCTACTTCGGCAACAGATTATGCACGCCCGGAGGATGATGCTGCGTCCAATCCGGACTGACACGCATTGGTCGCCTGCCGCACGCCGAACAGCGAAACCGATGCTTCAAGGCTGCGACCTCTACCGCACCATCCAGGTTGCTCACATCGATCTGAACCACCCGCTTACATCCACAGATCACGTCTACCCTCGATATTCCGAGGGAGCGCATATTGGCGAGGGTCATGGGAGGCATAAGCTTGAATCATGCTATCTGGGATTCGCGCTGACCGCCTTATACCAATCTTGCCAGCCTTGCGCCTTCACCGTGTTTTCGGCGCAGATTTCGAGATCGGGGACTGAAACGACGGCACTTTGACCGGCTCCATCAACTGAGCTGGCGGAGCCGGGAGTTTGGGGTACGCCATTGCCCCCGGCATTATGAGCAGCGGCTTGGGACCGCAGCCAGCCAGCAAGAGCAGCGTGAGCATCGACAAGTTGAGCGGATAGCGCATCGGTTTGCACCTTTCGGGTTTGTTCGTCGGCGGCTTCGGTAGCGGCGACGTGAGCCTTGTTATCGGCTTCGGCCTTTGCGGAAGCGGCCTGCATGTCGCTGACCGTCTTTTGCAGGGCCGTGATTTGGGCTTGATCCTTGTCGCGCTGGCGAGCCTCAGCCCACGGAGCGCGCCAGATTGTCAGGGCGAGCGCGAACACCGCCGCGACGACGACAAGCGTCTGCCAGTGCTTGCGGCACCACAGCCAGATATGGACGAGCGCACCGGAGCCCGGAACGATCGCGTTGGCTGCGCCCTCCTCAATTGTCCCGATCAGACCCATCGCAATCACCATGCTTTGTAGGGATAAGGACCATGACCGTACCGACGAACATGGATGCGTAAGACCATGGCGGCGTGAGGGCTGAAGCGCCCGCGATAGCCGTCAGGATGCCCGCATAGGTGGATTTCTCGCCTAGCCGCGCCTTGATATATTCCAGCACCTTGAACAGCGCTGGAATTGGGTTCAGCTTGGATGGATCGAAGGCCATTAGGCTACCTCGTCGTACTGAGTGAGATTGTTGGTCGCGATGATGCTCTTGATCGTCGCGGCATATCCAAGGGCCGTCGCGTAGTGCGGGCCCATCAGATCCACGAACCGACTGACATTGGGCAGCGCGGCCATCGCTGGTGCGTAGCTGGGAGACGTGCCGAGTAGCTTCCCGTGAGCGTCAAAGAAGGCGTCCGCGCTCGGGAAATCCTTGAACCAGCGCTGGCACTTCACGTCCTCGCCGTTGTAATGCTCATGCGTCCAGCACAGCGTGGCAGGCTCAAGCGGTGTGCCGGGGATGAACGGAAACACAGCGTCCCTGACTTGAGCAGTAATGCCGCCGTAATTGAACTTGCCCGTGACGGCCTTCCCATAGGCGCTTTCCAGCCCCCATTGGGCGAGGCTGACCGATGCAGGTACGCGCCACTTGCGTTGCGATGTCTGAGCGGAAGCCACGATATTCGGCGGGAACTTCGAATTGACCGCAGGTTTTGCAGGCACAGGAGGGTTCTTGCCGCCGTTCAGGAACGACAGCGCACCCATGAACCAGGTCATGGTGGTTTCCTATCTGTTGATGATTGTGAAGGGCGCGATTTCGCCCTCTTGGCGAATGTGGTCGATCATCCGTAGCCAGTTGCCCGGATAGTGATCGTCGCCGTTCAGGATCGCGTCTAAGCACTTCACCACGCACTCGGTGGCGATTGCTTTGCGATGCGGCAGGCGAGCGAAGCGCGGGTCGTCGGCTAGAGCCTGAAGGAGCGTCATACGGCCAGCATTTCCGGCACGATCGTATTGATCGCGACCTGTCCAAACTCGCTATGGTAGCTGATCGCCTTAACTTGGCGCTCGCTGACCCAACCGCCTCGCGCCGCATAGGCATCCCGGGCGGCGAGCGTGGAATGCTGCGTCACCACCATCCCGGAATGCTCCTTCACTTCCTCATGATGACGGTGGCCGGTGTGACAGTAGCGTTTCGTAGTCTGGCCCCAGATCACCGGGAACTGTGCCGCGAACAGCATGGGTAGCTGATCGTTTTTCATCTTGTGGCCATGGTGGAAGGCCAGCATCACCTTGCCATGCTGGAACACGTAATAGGGTAGCTCGCTATCATTGACGGATAGGCGCGGCTCGTTCTCGTACAGTGCCGCGAACATTTGCCGCAGCCACACGGACGAGCTTTCATCGTGATTGCCCTCTGCTATAACCAGATGGACAATCGAGTGCGCCGCCAAAGCCATGTCCAGAACCCGGCGAATGATCCTGATCGCGACGGAAACGACCTTGGAGAATCGGCTGTCGGCGTCGAGAATATGGCCGTGTTCCGGCGTTACGGGTTTCAGGCCGTCGAAATGCAGGAAGTCACCCTGGACATTGACGATGCCAGTCCCGGCCTTGGGTGCTGCGGAAACCATCGCGGCGAAGCACCCGAGCAGGGTCTCCTCCGCAATGTCCAAATCCCAATCCGCGCCGCCCTCTTTTCTCCATGCCAACATGCCGACGTGGCTATCGGTGAGGGTATAGAGGTTGCACAGGCTGGCCGTGATGTGCGCTGGCGCGTCAATTGGTGCGATGCGCGGAAGATCGGCCGCCATGGCATCGAACGCCGCTCGCATCGCTTCCGCGCGCTGTTGGGTATCCAGGGCCGTCTTGACCCATTGCCCGCGCTGGTTGCCGTCTGCATCGTAATAGGTCGAGACGCCCTTTACGACATACGGATCAAATCCGTCGCGTGCTGGCCCATATCCCTCGCCGCCACTCTCGAACGTGTTGGCCTCGCCTTTGCTGTCCAGATGACGGAGAAGGCGCCGGAGACGGGAGCGATGCCACCCCAGATCCTTTGCCGCCGCTGTCTTGTCGCCGCCGCTGCGGGCAAGCGCCTCCAGCGCCCTCCGACATTCGTCGAGGGAATATGGTTCGGCTGGCATCCAGCCTCCTGTCTCTGTTGGAGATTTTTACGCTACGCTACGGAACAAAGCTGGAACGGAAGCGTTATTCGCCGGGTAGATCGATTGGAAAATCATCGCCCAAGATGCGCGCTGCTTGCCCAAGACTGGGGTTGGCGGGATCAAGAGCATGGAGGCCGGTCGCGACGAAACTGAAGGCCAACAGGAGCTTGCGGTAATCCTCTTCAAGAGCCGCAACCCGCTGTTCCAGTTTCGACACTATTTCCGCCTCCTTGGCCTCCAAACGCCTTTCCCGACGCTCAGCACGTCCAAAGAGCCATTTGACGCCGCCCCATGCCCCACCGCAGATGGTGACAATTCCTCCGGTGATCGCGGCAAAATCCAGAGGATTTGTCCCGTTGCTCACGCGAGGTTGTCCGCGATGATGTATGGAAGCGCGGTCACCGAGAAATAGAAGACGAGCGTAATCAGCGCGACTCCTATAGCAGCGCGCGCCCATGGGCTTTCGAGCATGGGGGATCCTTTAGGCTACGCGGACCAGATCAGGCTGAATGCCGCTCACATCGGCATCCTGGGTAAGCTTCCAGAAGTGCGTCAGGTGGGAATCACCAACGTTGATGGGCGATGCTGGCGCCGGGAAGGTGTTGGTTGCACCCGTGTACATGATCGCGTCGTAGATCCCGAACTCGTACAGCGAAGCGCCGGTCAGGGTGAGGAAACTCACGCCACCATCGGAGACATCAACGTTACCATTCACCCCACAATAGGGCTTCGTGATCGCCCCAGATGTGGTCAGCTTGGCATTGGCCGATCGATCGCCAAGGCCCACGTAGAGTTGGATACCAGCCTGGGTTATGCATGCTGCCGCCCAATATTCCTTGCCGGGCGTGAGGGCTGCCGAGATGGCGGTTTGCCCCTGTCCGACACCTCTGATCGTCCCATTTGTAGCGAAGATGAATTGAAGGCCGCTCTCCCCAGCCATGACGCAGTTCGATGCGGGGTTGGTCGAAGGGCACGTGAAGCGGATTACGGCTGTCTGCCCAACGCAGTTGCTGACATCCTTCTGGTTCTGGCCGCCATTGTTGAGGTTCGCGCTGGTGCCCTTGCCGCCGATCAGAGGCTTGCCGAATCCGGTCAGACGCTCAACCGTGTCGTAGACCGGACTGGTCATTGTCACATCCCAGAGCGAGCTGGGCGCGACGTAGGTGCGGGGCATGCTCCCATTGGCGGTCTTGGGGACGCCGGTATTGAGCGCCGCTGCGGTGACAGGGACTAGGCTCGCCTGTCCGGAACGCCCGAAGCCGTAGCCCTCCGCATCGCTCGCGTCGCGGATCATGTTGCCGCTCTCGTTTGCGTTCTGGTCTGCATCGAAGGCCGGGAACAGCATCACATCGAAAGCATCCCCGTCCGTGGGGGTCCATGTCGACGTGTTGAAGATGGCGCGAAGTTGGTTCGAAGGCAGGCTCGTCTGATTGCCGCTGCCGAACGGTGCCCAATTGAGGACGGACCCGGCAAAGTAGGCAACCACGCGTCCCCACCAATTGCCGGTAGGTACCACCGCACGATCAAAGGTCAGGATAATGCTATTCGGACTGCTCGGATCGCGAGCGGCACCGGTCAGCGCAGGCCCTGCGGTGTTGCCGCTGACCCGACAGCGCGCCCAACCTCGACCGGCCTTGACCTCGCCATCAACCGTGGCGGGCGGATGTACGCCGCTGCCCGTCAGATCGAGGCCATATTCGTGGAAATAGACGCCATTGGGGGTCACGGCCATCGTCTCGATATCGGCGCGCCGGATATCGTTCTGCCAATACATGTACCCGTAATAGTAGAACGTGCTGCTTATCGAGCCCATGTTGTTGATTGAGCAGCGGTTCCAACGAACTGCACCCGTGCGCGCGGTCAGGCCGCCCGTCGCGAAGGTATTGCGGTCTGCCCATCCACCGCTGCCGGCCGATCCCTGGCCGGTGAAGACGCCGAACATGTAGAGGTTCGTGTCCTGCTTGCGGAACTTGTACGGCACGCCGCAGGTGGAGTCTCCCTGGCCTTGGTTCATGTCGTGCTGTTCGTACTTCGCGCCGCCCAGATCGAACATCCGCTGTGCCTGGAGTAGGCAGGTGTTCGTGGTGTTCGAAGGCTGGAAGTTCGACTGGTCGAAGCCCGCCGCCGAGTGACTGACGAGGCCGACGATGTCTCCGGTCTGAATTGCCCATTGCGCGAGATCGGCAGCAGCACCGGGGCCGGTATAGGGCGTGACGCCGGGCGTGCCCCACACGACCCCTGTCGTATCGAGCGGGTGATAGGTTTCCGATGTAGCAAGGATGCGGCACCAGTTGGCGGCGACCGTCTGCTCGGTCGAGGTGAGGCCTGCGGCGGCTAAGGTCGTGCCGGTCTTGAAGACCTTGTCCGATTGGAGACTTTGGCCGTTGGCATAGGCCAATCGTCCAAGGGCGATCAGCGTCGTGCCGTTCAACCACGTCGTGCCGCCCGCTCCATCAGATATGCCGATGTCGAGATAGCCCCAATGCCAACCGAGGCAGTCAGCCCGGATATTAACGGTCTGCGAGCCGGTAGAGCCAATTGTCGCAGCAGCCCAGGCCGGGATAAGGTCTCCCCTGGTCGCCCCGCCCGACGAAAAGCGAGCATTGATGGTCCCGCCATTCGTTACGTTGAGAACCTGCGGATAGATGCCCGATCCCTTACCCGCGATTCCGCCAGTGTAAGTGTCCTTCTGGAACGGCGTTTGCGCCATCGGGAACTGCGTCATGGTCGCAACGGCGGTAGGAGCAGCTAGAGGCGGCGCAGCCCCAGAACTCACCACTGCCGCTGAAAGCCCAAGGGTAAGGGCGAGGCGCATTAGCTAGTCCTCTTGATGGAGAGAAACCTGCCCCTGGTTACCGTTGTGCCGACACTATCCTGAACCGTGATGTTAAATGTGGCGCTTTCGGTCTCGTTCAGGGTGAAGCCGTTCCAGAATATCTGGAAGGAGCCATTCGCGTGCTCATCCGATACGGTGAAGACGCCCAGCTTTCCGCTTGGGTTGCTCGCGATCGAGCTGCTGAACGTGTAGGGCGGGACACCGCCTACGGCGTCGTAGCTGAACACGTCGTCAGGAACGCCGCTTGCACCACTTACGTTGTAGGGATTTGACCCACTCCAGGTGACGCTAGCGTTGAGGGCGGTGCCGCCACCTCCACCATAAGGCCCATCGCTCGCCAGAAGCGCTCCGGCCCCGCTCACGAAACGCCGCCTCCGCTCGCCACCCATTCGTCCGCGCCGACCTTGAGCAGGTTGCAGATTCCACGCTGGGCGAGCGTGCGGTTCCCGGTCGTGGCTGTGCCAATCAGGCGCAGGGTAACGCCCGCCCCTGCGGTGATCGTGATGCTGGCGCCGCTGTTGTTATAGACTGCCACCAGATCTCCGATGGCAAAGGCCACTGAGCTGTTCGGCGGAACTGTGATCCCGCCTGTAGCGGGGATATGCTGCCCCGCATCCGTGAGGGCCAAGGTGCGGCCCGTGGTCGATGCCGTTGGGGGTACACCGCGATATCCGATGAGGCGCGCCACACTAGCCCCATCCAGGATCATGATGCCGTTGGCGATCGTATTGGCGGCGACACGGATTAGCGGGCCAGTCGTGGCAACGATCCACGTCGCAATCTGCGCCATCAGGGTGCGGATTGCGTCGTTGATCCCCGCCGCAGGACACCCTTCCGCGATATTGATCCCGGCAATGTCGGTATTGTTCGACGCCGTAGTGTCCCACAGCGTCACATCGGTTTTGCTCAAGGCGTCACCTCAATAAAAAAGGGCCGCCGAAGCGACCCTGTGAGTTTCTCTTGTTAGATTCCCGTCATGGGGTGTATTAGAGCGGTGTGGTGCCCGGATCATTCTTAGGCTTAGGCCTTGGCCTAGCCCTTAAAGGCTTCATCCAGGATTGGTGGAGAAGGCGATCACTGCGTAAGCGCGGGATTGAGAGCCGCCCCGAGACCAGCGAACATCATCCCGGCCCGTGGGGTTGAGCGGATAATGTAATTTGAGAGCGGTTCAGCGAAATCAGGGCGATCGAGCAACGCGCTGACCATAGCGCGCTGCGCCGTCCTTGATCCGCCTAGAGCGGCGAGCGTGCCGAGTGTCAACCCAGCCACCGTACCGCCCTTAGTATTACCTGTGGCAGCGCCGACACCGGCGCCGCCCCCAGTGAGAGCAGCGGGAAGGCCTAGCGCTGCCATGCGGAAGCCAGTGCCGCTGTCAGGGATATTGGATGGCAATACGCGCTGTCCCGCCCGGGTAAGATCAAAGAACGGTTGATCCGGCGTCCCTTCCGTTCCGCCGAAGCGACGAGCATTCGCCGCTGCTGCGTCCGATAGCTGGGACGGTGTGAACACATCCGTTTCACCTGAGCGAGTGCCGTTACGGGCGCGGTTAACCGCATCTTTGAGCACAGACACATTTCGGTTGGCCGCGTTCGCTGCGTCGAACGCCGGGATCGCATCGGGTGCCTGACGCTGGACAAGCCCGCGAAGTGCATCCTGCCCCTGCTGGGCGACACCGCCGAAGTCTGCACCGTAGGGATCATTACGGAAACTTGCCGCATCCTGGCGAAGGCCGCGAAGCGACTGCTGGAAGTCATTACCGGTTATGGTGCCATCGGCGCCGATATTGTCCTGAACCCGCAGACGAAGAGTGTCCTGTGCATTGCGGGCCATGGTGCGCGGCAAATCGGAAGCGCGAAGGGCTGTATTGGTGTAATCCGCCCCGAACTGCGGATCGACCTGGAACGCGAGCGGGTCGAGCGTGGCTCGATAGGCTCCGGAAACGGCGTTCCGAGAGGCCGCCACTCCATCAGTGCCGGTCTGCGCCACGGTGGCATCAATTGGAACAAGCCCTTGGTTGAATGCGGCTTGGTTGAAGCCCTGCATGCCTTCGCGCTGACGCGCTTTCACCATGTCGCCGACGATAGGAAGCCCGGAAAGCCCGTTTTCGACGCTGCGCGCCATGTTCCCGATGCGACCACTCTGCCCGAGCGCCTGCCCGACCGTCAATGGAACGCCAGCATCGTTGAGATAGCGCACAGCCTCATCTGTCACACCACGCACAGCATTAGAGGCGCCACTAGCCAAGCCTCGCCCAAACATACCTCCGCCCGCGCCGAAGCCGGCACCCACGATACCACCCGCAAGCCGATTGTCGTTATCCTCACCAGCACCGTAAAGGCCACCGTACAGAGCGTCCGCCGCAATAGGAGAGGCAAGCGCCCTGCCGCCGTTGAAGGCCGCTTGGGCACCGGCGGTCCCAAGGCCGCGTTCCAGGCCATACTCGCCCATCTTGGCGGCAATGTTACCAAGGCCGCCCTCAAGGCCTGCCGCTCCAGTTGCGGTGCCCGCGATAGTTCCCAGAAGGTGCGCGCGAGGATCGGCCGCAAAAGCCGCCTCCTTCTGCGCGTTCAGCTTATTGAGTAGGTCGGAATAGTTTCCCTGACCCGTAAGCGATCCAATACCAGCGCCGAGTTCGTCGCTGAACCCAGCCAATCCAGCATCCGCAGCCGAGCCCACGCCAACACCGATAGGCGAGCTGATAATCCGATCCTTGAGCGACGTAGGCACTTCATACTGGGGCACAAGCTGGCCGCCAGCCTGAAGCGTCTGCCGTGCCTTATCTACCGTGTCCTGGGTGATGCCGGACGGCCCAACCTTGCCCATCGGAACAAGGATCTTGTTCATCTGGTCGGCGGTGTAGCCATTCTTGATCATGGCCCCGATGAGCTTGGCCGTATCGGGGTCCATCTCTTGGGCTTTGGTCGCGCCGGTTGCAGGTGTAGAGCCGGGCAAGGGGGCGCCGGGGATTCCGCCACCACCATTCGATCCACCATCCGCGCCCGGTGCGCTGTCGCCAATCGGCGTGAAGCCTTGGGCCGGATTGATCGCCTTTCCCGTCTTTGGGTCGTAACCACCCGACATGATCTTGTTATAAGCTGCCTGGGCCTGGGGCGACATCGCATCGAGGATGTCGTGACCCATCAGACGCTTGTAACGGTCATTCGTGGCCTGCATCGCGCCATAGGCCTGCTGAGCATCAGCCTGCAATGCCCCGACGAGGGCCTCCGGAGAAACGCTGCCCGTGAGCGCGCCGCCGCGCGACTGGCGTTCGCCCTCGCCGCCAAGTGCGCCCGCAATCGCCTTCTGCGCCTCAGGAGCATAATTGCGGACAAGCTCGTTGAAGTTGGCGAGATTCTGGTTCTGGTTCCAGCCTTCGAACGTGCTACGTACGCCGTTGAGTGCGCCCGACAACAGACCGCTGTGGTAGTTGTTGAGCTTCTGCCCGGCATCCAGAACATTTTCGCCATGAAGCAGCATGCGCTCGAATGCTTGGAGAGAGCCGCCCGCGCTCTTGGGGTCACCTGATGCCAAGTCAGACTGCATCTTTACCCGCGCCGGGAAATTAGTCCCTGATGCGTTATGATCATAGTTCATGGCCATCTGAATGATCGGCAGCATGGAGGTGGAAAGGCCGCCAGAGCGCGAGCCGAGGTCACCCCGTGCATAAGCCTTAACGGTTTCCCAAAGCTGAGGGGGAACCATCTTTTGCAGGTATTCAGGCCCCGTCAGGGTCGAATTGGGCGTCATCGCGCCGAGAGCCTGCTCGGCCTTGGCCTCGTCCGCCTTCTGGGCCTCGATTACCGCCTCAGAGCGCGCCTTGTCGAGGTTCACTTGGGCCATCGGCGTGCTTTGTTGCATCCCGATGATTTGGCGCTCGGCAGCGACCCGCGCCGCTTGGTCAGCCGTTGCTTGGGCTTCCGCCTTCCGCTTTACATAGTCTGGATCAGCCTCCGAGCCCGGAATATAGTGCTGCTGTGGGTTCACGCCCGTTGGGGCAAAACCCGTCCCCGGTGCCGCACCAGTCGCGGGCGTGGAATACCGAGCCCACGGAGCGGCCTTGGTTTGTGTGTAGCGATCCCAAGGGTTGCCCATCTACTGCGCCCTCCAGCTCGTCGGAAGGGAGGGGTCTCCGCCCATATAGACATGACCGTCCTGCACCTCGCCAATGGCTGGAGGAGGAGGCACATTACTGCGTAGCTGCGAGGGGTCCACAACCTGCTGTCCGAGCGCTGGACTGCCCAAGACGATCATCGGCTGTTTCATCCGCCATGTGCGGATAAAATCGTTCCACTGCGGCGTTCCCGGCTGAAGACCCATTGATTGGGCCTCGCGCATGATGTCCGAGGGCTCTGGGTTGTTCGCCTTATATTGAGCGATCTGAAGCTGGCGCGCTCCTTCTGCAGCCTGCTGGCTGCGCATGAAGTCGTATTTCCGGTTGATTGCATCCTGTGCGACGCCGGCAAACGGGCCGTACATCAGCAATTTGCCGATGCCGGTCGCGATTCCGCCCACGGAACCGTCTCCGAACAGGCCGTTGTGCTGGGGCATCGTCGAAGGATCGATACCATCTCCGCCACGCGCGACCTGTTGCGCCGCCGTGGGAGAACCGCTCTTGCCGAACATACCGAGGAAAGACATATCTTAGGCCCCCATCGCAGCGGCGGACTTTGCAGCGCCGGAGAACAAGTTCATCCAGTCGAAAAGACCCGGACTTGACGTTTTTGTATCGGTCCCGTTGCTTGTACTGGTCCCGCTGTTCGTGCCGTATTTTGCGGTCAGCCCATTCACCAGATTGGCGTAGGCGGATGCATTCGCATAAGGCAGCGACGCCGACGCCGCTAGTGCGCCGAGTTGCGATCCTGCCATGGTCGGCATGAGACCAAGCGCCTGAAGCTGCGAACTGGACAGGCCATTCGTCGCCGCGAGGCTCGTCGCATTATCGTTGGCATATTGAGACCCCAGCGCCGTCGCCGCAGCGGTCCGATTCTGGATGCCTTGGTTGTAGATGCTTCCGAGGTTTGTGGCTGCCGATAGGTTGCGGTCCTTGGTCGCGTTATACTGTGCATCCGACATGCCGGCCGCTGTATTTTGAAGCTGCCGTTCGTCGTTGTAATTCTGATAGCGGACCTGGTTGTTCGCATTGGCGACAGCCGTTCCGAGGGCCTGGCTGAAGGGCGTGGAGATACCCGCATCCATCCCCGACAGGGCGAAGCGCTGGTTCTGCGCCTTGGTCGCGGCGTCCGTCGCCTGTTGGGCAATATTATCGATATAAGGGTTATTGGTCAGGTATTTCCCGCCGATCACGTCCTGATAATATTGGGACGTATCGCCATTCACGCCGCCATTGGTCATGGCTTCCAAACTGGTGAGAGCGGGATTCGCCGTGGCCGCCGTGATCGAGCCCTGAAGAGCGCCCATGGATGGGTCATTCGCACCCACGCTCTGGAGTTTGGTGTAATTGGTCTGCGCTGGGTTCGTGCCGGAATAGATGCTGCCGAGCGTTGCGGCGGCCGGAGCGAGGCCGTTATAGACCCCCATGGCGGCAGTGCCGAGATTGGGCATATTGGCCTGGTTGGCCTGGAATGCCGATTGAGCGCCCCCCAAAGCCTGATCGATATAGGGCTGATATTGGGTAAGCGGCGCGGACGTGCTGGTGCCGCTACTCGTATTGGAGCTGGTCGTGGTGGATTTGCTGCTTCCAGAAATACCCATTACGCAAACTCCTTCCGGCAGCTAGCCTGCCACGGCTCGTACCCGCTACGCTTCAACACTCTCAGCCAACCTTCCCGGCTTTCGATAATCGCCCCCAAGGCGCCAATTGACTTGGCCCACGCCTCTGCCATCGGGATAAGCTTGTCCCGGATCGTCGCCACGTCACCCGCTGCAACCAGGCCGTGAATGTCAAAATTTCCGGTCGGGTAGCTCCTAAGCTCGGCCACGATCCCTGCCTTGTCGTCGCCCCAGAACCACGCACGTCCCGACCAGACCTGACCGTCCAGCCAGCCGATATTGTACATGCGAGGGTCCATCACTTTTTCGAACTGAGACCGCCATTTGTGGTAGGCCTCAGTGGTCGTCATACGGTGGTTCCCGCCGCGTCTTTCCAGACCGTGCCGTTCCACCAGATGGGCTTGCCAATGGTCGTATCGTAATAGCGCTGTCCCACGGTGGGCTGGGCTGGGCGCTGCGCCGTCGTGCCGCTCATCGTGTCTCGCAGAAGACGGTTGATCGCATCCCGGAAAGCCCGGTTGCGCGCAGCGTCGCTATCGTAATTCTCGCGGACGAACAGCGGCGTACTCATGGCCTGCCACCATCCACAGCTTCAAGGTCATAGCCCTGAAACCAGCTCCACTGCGTCCCTGCTGCCATGGAGAGCTTGACCTGGGCATAATTGCCCAACTCTCTGACCTGGAGGATGCCAGACCCGGTTGCAGCCGTGTAACTGTCTTCGGTGGGCGTGGTGGCTATCTTGTTCGTCGTGCCGATGGTGAGTGTCAGGCTGGCGGCATCGGTCAGCGGGCGAACGCTGTGAATGCGGGCGCGTCGCCCCGGGACATATTCCTTGATCCCGTCCTTGAAGGTCGCGGCCATGGGCGAGCCGGAAAGCTGGCCCAGCGTGTTCGTGCCGTCGAACAGATACATTGCCGGGTAGCCGCCACGGAACGTGTTGCTATCCAGGCTGAGCGGGATCGCATCAAGGTTGCCGTAGATCGCGTCCAACTGATCGATGCTGACCGACAGCGACAGCGCCGAGAACATCAGCGGCGACGAAATCGGCGCCGTGGTCCATTCCTGCTGGTTGTAATTGTAGACCAGGGCCGATGAAGGAGGGTTGGAACTCGGGATCGTGACGATGTAAAGCGAGCGAACCGGGTCAATGACAGCCGAGACGTAATCGACATTATTGCGATCGATCATCGCCTGAAATGTGCGATCGACCTTCTCATTGCCGATAGGCTGAACCGTCGAGCCATCGAAAGCCATGAACCCGCGATTGGAATAGAAGAACGAGATTTTTCCGACCGTGGCGAGGCTCTTGGGGATGGTGCAGCCGATATCGGTCAACACCTCATCGAACTGCCACACCGCACTATCCCCGGTGTAGGTCATCCGGATGATGCGGTATTCCTGAAACACCAGGCCATATTCGCCGCCGACAATGCCCGTGATGTCGCCACCAGAGGGCATATCGAACGTGCCGGAGATCGAAGAACCACCAACCGTCCAACCAGCGGGATTGCCATTGTCCGACCATCCCAAACGAAGCGAATTGCCAGATGGGTAGCCAGTGACCAAGACGCCCCGAACAACCGCCATATAGCGGGCCGTAGGGGCTGATGCGGAAAGCGTGGTCAGCGCGCTAGGTGAGCCCGGGTCGAACTGCTTGATCGGGTCCGTGCCGTTCGTGACCAGCATGTACTTGCCGTAAGGGCAGAAACGCAGCCCGTTGGCCGAAGTCGTGGTGAGGCCGCTCTGTACGCTGGTGAAGCCGCCCGATGTGTAGCTATAGACGTTGGTCGCGTTGCCGACGAAGATATAGGGCGTTCCGCCATAGCGATATGCTCCACCGCCGATCGGAGCGGAGCCCAACGCGCCATTCTGCATCGACGAGAATTGCGGCATGGGGGCATAGCCGTTGGCGATCTTGTAGCAGCCGTCCGCTTGTAGAAGCCCCTCGTTTTGGAACGTGGGTTGATCCGGCCTATATGGGCCAGCGGGGAACCGGGCCACTAAGAGAGGCTATCCTGTGCCGGTGCCCAACCGCCGAAATCGGTAACGCTGGCCCTGATCCGCAGCGGGCCGGACGCGATCTTCGCCTTGCCACCAATCTCGTTAATCTCGGCCATGATCTGCTCGGCAGCGGCCTTGGCCTCGGCAGCGCGAGGGTCGTTCCAACTGCGGAATTCGGCGAACAGGAGGCACGCCGTCAGATATAGGTCAGGGTGCTTCGTCATGATCCAGTTGGTGGGATTCGAAGCGGAGAGACCCTGGATCTTCTGCTTATAATTCAACCGCAGCGTGCACGCCGAAGCCGGATATGGTCCCAGAACGATATTCTGGCCGTCGATCGCATAGGCGACCGGGGTTCCATTCACATTGTCCGGATAGATGTTCTTGAGTGCGTTGAGGGTCAGCGCCTCAAGCGGGAGCGTGTATAGCCCATTGAGAAACAGGCCGCGCACCTCATAATAATCCGCCGGCAACGCAATTGAGACGGTAGAGCCATCCAGCGTGGTCGAAACCTCCATATCGGGCGTGTCCAGCACGCGATTGAAGCGCGCTTCCGCCAGAGCGATATAGGTATCGACCTTCGACGCCTGATTGCTGTCGTTCATGAAGTCCACGATGGCCGCAGACAGATCGGAGTAGGTTGCAAGCGTCATAACCTACCCCTCAGATGATGATGTCCCGGCACTTCAGATACCGGTAGTCGTTGCTGTTCAGCAGCTTGGTGATGCGCTTCTGATCCTCCTCATTCGGGGACCAGCTATTGATGCGGTATTTGTGCCACCAGTCGTATTGGACCTGGGGCGGTATCTGGGCCACCTTGACGAACTCGCCCATTGTGCCGGTTGCATGGTTGGCGGATGCCTTGTTCTGATCGAGGATCGCTTGCGTTACGCGCGGATCGAACTCGGTGCGGACAAGGACGGAATCTTCCTCATGCTCATTTGCGGCGATGAGCTTCCTGATCCCGCTTTGGGGATCATAGTCGATCTGCTCCCACTGAGGCATGATCGCTCCCAAAGAAAAAGGGCCCGAACCGAAGTCCGAGCCCTCATCAGTTTGCTTGTGAAGCGGCTTAGGTGAGGTCCGCGACCACGCCCGAGGCGGCTTCGTTCAAACATTTCAAGGCCCATTCAACTTGCATGAGCTTGCGGGTGGCAAGGCCGGTCTTGGCGAGCGGGTTGACCTGCAACGGATCGAGGTAACCCAGTTCCCAATATTCCGGATCCACGATCAGCGCGTCACGCGACGAGCAGAAGCGCGAAGGAACGAACTGCACCTCGCCGAAGTCGGACACGTAAATATCCGCTCCGGCGATGATGGTCGCCTTCTTGTTGCCAGTCTCGCGGCGGGCCTGAGCCAGCCCCGAGAAGCCGGCAGCGATCTGCTTGTGCGAGCCGTCCGTAATGACGAACTTCGCATTGCCGCCCTTGGCCCAGATCGACTGGAGGACAGTCTTCAGCAGGGTCTCGGTGTAGGTGCGCTGCGTGCCGTTGGTGGCAGCGCCGACGATACCCGCCGAGAAGCCGCCATTGGCACCCGACGTGCCGCGCGAGGTGTTGGTTGCCAGCCATGCCAACGCACCAGCAGTCTGACCCGCGACCGAAGTCGTGGGCGCAACCGATGCGTAGTTGCCGGTGGAACGCAATTCCATGTCGGTGCGAAGCTCGCGGCCCGCCTTCATGATTTCGCGCGCCAGTTCCGACTTGCGGCCGGCCTTGTTCACCGCCTCAACAGTGGACGACGCCGACACGACCTTGGTCGAAATCTGCGTGTAGGTGTTGACGCGGGTGGTATCCGGGCGGCTGTCGTTGGCCTTATCATCGCCCTGGATGTTGTAGTTGTTGGCGTTGGCGGCGACCAGAACGTCGGTCTGCCACTCGGTCTTGACGCCTTCGCATTTGCCCGTGCCGATCGCATTCAGGAACGGGGTTTCGTCGGGGAAAAGCTGCGCGATCTTGTCGCTCAGGTCCTCCCGCTGGCCAACACGGTTGGCCTGGATGGTATTCGAGGGAACAGCCATTTTACTGGAACCTTATGTCGGGCATCAAAGCTTGATGCCCATGCCTTCGAGGAAGGCCGCTGCCGCATCGCCATTCTTCCCACGGCTCTGCTGGACTGCGACCCATGCTGCGTCTTGGCCCTTCGCGGTGCGCTCAGCGCGACCCGATGCCGTTCCCGGCTTCGAGACACGCGGCAGCGCCTTGGCTGCGCGAACGGGCTCCATTTTGTCTTTCTGGAGCTTGTCCCATTTTTCAGCCTTGGCCTTCCAATCGCTCGCCTTTGCCAGAGCGAGGATGTCCGCTGCGGATGCTTGGCCCATCAACTCATGCGAGTAGCCAAGCTCTGCTCCGACCGTTTCGAGGCCGGTGAGCAATTCCTGACGCTGCTTGGTATCGGACCATTGCTCGCCGAAGTGGTTGGCCAGAATTTCGTTGTTCTTGGCCAATTCTTCATTGCGGGTGAGGGTGTCGCGCTGGGCGGCCTCGTTCTTCGCGTGCGCGGCCTGCTGCATCATCTGCTGATACTGGGCATTCCGTGCTTCGAAGATCGCGAGGGCCTGAACATACGCTCCGGGGTCCTGGGCCGCGATGGCTGGATCGGGGCGCTGGGGCGCGAGCTGGCTTGCGATCTGCTCCAGATGTGAAGCATATTGACGCTGTTGTTCGGCGAATACCGCATTAGCCTCAACCAGAGCATTGCGCTTGGCATTGGCCGCTTCGGTCGTCGCCTGCTGGAAGGCTTTGTCGCGCTGAGCTTCGCGGGTCGCCACAATCTCTTGTAGCTCGCGCGGAAGCTGCTCGAATGCCTCCTTGGCGTCACTGTCCCAACTGACGGGCGGCTTGATGGGCTCGCGAGCTTCATCCGTCTCGTCAGTGGTTTCTTCGCCTTCGGGCTCATCACCTTCCGGCTCGTCACCCTCGGGCTCATCGCCTTCGGGAATCTCTTCTTCCTCACCATCGGCTGGGGCGTCCGCCTCATCGCCAAGAAAGGTGTCAGCAATATCTTCCAGCACCGATGCCTGCGTGACAGGTGCGGCTTCAGCATGGTCTGGGGCGCGCATGAAACGCCCGCTTGCACGCTCGGCAGGAGTCATCCGAAGGCCGATCGCAAGCGCGCGCGACACTCCGGCTTCGTCATCAAGACGATGGGCCATCTGTGTTACTTTCTGCTGTGGTGAATTAGAGGAAGCGGCGACGCGCTTCGGGAAGCTTTGCTATGCGGTCTGCGTGGTCCTGGGCCGCCGAGATGACCTTGGCAGCATCGAAGATCGATAGGACGTGTGATTCAATCTCGCCCACGATCTTGCGCGCCATGCCGAGCTTCAGCAGGGCGGCGGTATCGTTGGGCATCAGGGCTGCGGCACGATCCAGATAGGCATCCCGGAGCGTGTCCAGCATGTCTTTAAGACCGCCATCCTCATGGTAGAAGTCGTGCCAGCGGGTGGCGCGATGGATGGGGTCGTCGGTCAT